CTATCAGCTTTATTTCCAGAGGCCGAACCAATTGGACCTATAGAAGTTTTCATATTCAGAGGCTTCATGTAAATTGATTCTTCGACACCATTGATCATCTCTATCTCATCAAGTACATGAGTCAAATTAGGAAACTGCTTCACATATGGGGCCAAAACAACCTCAATATCCCTGAGATAATCCTCACACGCCCAAGCTAAAGCTTTGGGTGGCACTTCACGCGCACCCTCAGCAACAACCTTGAGAGCTTTGTTGTGATGAATCCAAGGTTGCTTCATATCAGGGGATTTCCAATGATTAGGACGCCCAGTGATTTCTGTCAAAGTATCACTCAGCAAACCCTTTCTTACTCTGGAACGATAACGCACTAAATTCAAGTTGTGACCGACGATGTGAATACCATTGTAATCATCGAGTTCAGAAAAGATTTTAGTTTTCGGGTGTGGTCCTTTTCCTTGGACCAACTTGTGCCCCAGTCGGACCTCCATATTATCACCTGCTTCCGGATTTGTGATGGCTCCCCATTCAGACGACAAGTTTTTCAAGTACGTCTCAACTTCATCTCTCAACAATTCTTGAGCGTTACCCATCTTTTGACCGAAAGCTTGTGACCTGTAGCCCGAAATGTGAAAACCTAAAATCACACGTTTATGAAGAACTGGAGTACCACAGTATCCAACACCAGTGACATTTGAGGGATAAGTGACACCTCTACCACAATCGAATCCACCGCAATCTACTCTGTCAATGTACGTCGCATTTGTTGTTTCGGCAGATTCTCTCAGATGGACAAGAATAGCGGAATGTTTATCATCACCTGTGGTGTTTGGCAACATGTCAATCAATCCGTGTCGTAGAACTGGTGATTTTGGAACAAAGACTATAACTGCATCCTTCCCCGGTATGGTACGTAGCGATTCTCGATAAATGGTTACTCGTGTTTTAAAACCATGTGTGTCCAAGTATAATTCGGTCTGTTCTTGGAAAACATTACCACGAGCATTTGGTTTGAAAAAGTGACTGGGCAAAAGTAAATAACCAGTCTTCAGCCAAACCCCCACTACCTCAGTTGGCTGTCCACCAACTGTTGCTTTCACCAAACACAAGTTCCGCTTAACTCGATTTACAGCTTCGGTATCTGTAACTCCTTTATTCAAATCACTCTCAGGAACCTTTCGTGTGTAAGACATGAAAGAATCCCATAAAGAAGCCGATTTTCCTGTTCGCACGATACCGCTTTCCGAACTTGTTCTAGCAATATTCCAAAGAGAAAGTCCAGTGAGAATCACTCCCAACACTCCAACAGCTGTAGGCACAATAGAATTGTACTCACTTGGATTGCGTCGAATTCTCTCATAGAGTTGTGTCTGAAAATCACGATCACTAGCTGCACGTCGTTGAAGTTCATAATAACGCCGTTGATAACCGAGTGCTCTACGCAACCACATATGAAGAAATGACATAGTTGCGGCAATGAGGCCTATTACCATCGGGTAATGGAAACAATCAATATGAATTTTTTCAATAATTTTGATTTCATAGGTATATTCATAGTACCAATAATACCAAATGGATCCCAAAATTTTTTGGAGAAAAGTCAGATTGATCCACCACTTTGACCACTCAACATGTTCCATGGTGTATATACCCAACTTGGCCCAAGCCAGACGATTTTCAAACACATCCTCAGAATACTCAGGATACAAGGGCAACCATCCAAATTTCCACGCAGTGAGAGTGTGAGTCCTGGGTACGTTCATGTATAAAGGACCTGAACCATACCTCTCGTTGTAGTACATCATCAAACTGGTCCATAGGAAAAATAAAAAGCCAATAGTAAAAGCTCGTTTCAGAAGCATTCTCATAGGTAAGAACATTTGCTTCTCAGCAGCTACCATTTTCAAAAAACGTTTTTTCATTTTTCCTAGGAAAGTTGAGTTGCCATCTTCAC